GGTGAGGTTACGGAACGCATCGCCGGACGGGCTTTCGTACCCATGGGCGGTAAAGACGTCCACCTCGGGGAGGCGTGCCACCTGGTCGAACAGGTCGCCGTGCGCGTCCCGCCCCCGGCCGTCGGAGCCCAGGTGGATGAACCCGCCGGCGGCGACAGGGCCGTCATAGCCGAGGCGGCGCACGGCTTCCACCTGCTGCAGCAGCGACCACACGTACTGGTCTGCCGACCCTGCCTGTTGGACGGGGTTGTCGTCGCCAAACAGCACCATCGGTTCGCCGGCCAAGGCGACACAATCCATGGTCGGGTAATCCTGGTAGGGGATGTCCGAGTCAGGGAAGTTCCGCCACAGAACCTCGCGGAAGTACGGCAGCCACTCCTGCCAAGTCCTGTAGTACGGGTTCACCTTCTCCTTGATGAACAGGTTCCGCACATAGGACAGGTCCACCCACAGGCGCACGTTCGCGTCGCGTGCCCAACGCACCTTCGCGTCCAGTTCACCGAGTTTGTCGCCGCCGTTGTGCAGCGCCTGCGACGTAGAGTCGCCGAACAGGTCAGTGACCCGCATATGAGTGACGCCCAACCGACGGGCGCGCTGCGCCCACAGCTCCCCGTTAGGCGCCCCGTTCGCTGATGCGATCACACAGCCTCGCAGCGCCTGGGCGCGCCGCCTTCTCTCCTCTGTAGGGCCCATAGTGGCCACACAAAACACCCCTCGCCGGATAGTAGTTACCTTCCACACCCATGATCTCATGAGGGCGGCGGGTAACAGGTTGACAGTCAGCGGGCGGCGCCGAGGCTGATCACCCGGAACCTAGTGCCCGGGTACACGCCGCCGTCGTAATGCCAGAACGGGTCCGTTCCGTACGACCCGCACGTCGAGTACGCGGCCGTGTGTGTACCAGCGGGAACCTCCTGCTTCCATGACAGGTGGTGAGTCATGAACGTCCGGTTGTACTGGATCTCCGTCTGCCACAGGCCTGCGTTGTCCAGGATGAAACCGAAGTAGTAGCTCCCGTTTGCCTTATCCTTGTCGGCTTCGGACGCGAAATCAGAATGGACGATGCTGACGCACACATCCAGGCTAAATTCGAGGAGAGAGCGGATCGGCAGGTTGAATCCGGTCTCCGCCCACCTTCGTGTCGTGTGGTCGGACGTCGGCCGGCCGCGACCGTTGGACGCGTCAGTCTTGTCGACCAGCACGTCACAGAACCCAGCCACCGGCTGCAGCACGAATTGGTTGCCGGACCTAGTCCCGTCCGCCGAGTACAGGACACCAGCGATCAGAAACATCGCCGGATGCACGACAGACACGACACCGGCCGGCGCCTGCGACAAGCGAGCCTGCGCCTCCGCCTGCGACGCGCACCGGATAAACGTACCGACGCTGTCCGCGTAGTCTCCCCACGCTGACAGGATCGGATCGGACGCGGTCGGGACCTTCGCCCCATCCCAACGGGTAGCACTCATAGTCTCATCCTACTCAGTTCGAAATGTACATTGCCGACAGGCGCATGTTATTAAGCTCGAGCCACCCATTCTCGGACCCCATGTCGGGGGTGCGGATCGCGAAGTGCCAGTACAAGCGGACATTCGTGCGCAACTGCATAAGCCCCGCGGCCGCCACCTTAACGCCCCTCACACCCGGCTCCAAGGCGACAGAGTTCCCGACAGCCAGATCCCAGTTCCCCGCCGGGTTCAACTCCACAAGCAACGTCGTCCAGAGAGACGAATAGTGACTCGCTACCGTCGCCTGGATGGTGACCCAGTACAGGCCGCTATACACCGCCTGCGGAATGTTGTTCTTCCCGATACGAAAATCTTGGGCATCATACTCGAACCACTCGGTGTCATTCTGCAGCTTGCCCGGCCACCACTCCCAGTAGTTCCGCTGCAGGACTCGCTGCTGGTTCGTTGTCCCAATGAAGTGGGGCGGCATCACCAATGACTTCAGGGGACGCTGATACTCCAGCTGGTTGGTGCCGGCCGCATACATCTGCCCGTTAGTGAAACGGAACCACGCGTTAGTCCCTTTGTCGTCAGGCTGCGACTGGCGGAACAGCAGAGAGTTACCCTTCAGGCGGATCGTCGAAGTGTCATACGCCGTCCGATACCAAAGCTTCAGGTTCTTGAACGAGACGCTTGTCGGCGAGTACAGCGGGAAGATGCGCAAGTAGTAGCGCCGAGTCCCCGCATCCCCTTTCTTCCAGTTCGCGATACTGATCGTCTGCCAGCCATCCAGGGTGCGGTTGCGGGACAGCTCAACACCGTCACGCAGCAGGACAATTTCCATCTCGGATGTCCCTCCCGTGTCAGCGCACCAGAAGTCCAAGGTCGCGTCAAACACGTCCCCGTCGGGCAGATCAACATAAGTCTCCCAGCACGCGTTGTACGTGAAGTCCAGGCGTGACGTGTACTTGCCGGTCATCTCCGTGTCCGACGCGGACGTGATCGTGCACAGTCCGTCAGCGTCAGAGCCGCCGTAGCGGTTCGCCCACGCTCGTGTCATAGGGACCGCCTGGGAGTTCCAGTCACCTTCGTCGGCGTCTACCGCTTTGTACGGCAGCCCTTTTTTGTTGAGCGACTCAGCAGACTCGGAGTACGCATACATAGATGACCCGACGATTTTGGACCCAAAGATATTGTTGCCCTTCAGGTTACCGATCACCGCATCGCCAGTGATGGTTGCCTTGCCGGCGGTCAGCATGTCAGTAGTCACGGACGCGAACGCCGCCAATTTCGCCCACAGCTCTTTAGACGCGTAAATCGCATCCGACGTGACGCTGCCCGGAGCGAGTTTTGTGGCCCCCACAGCCTCCGTCAACGACACAAAAGCCACCTCGGCGCGACAGCCGGCCGTAGCCGACAGCTGGAACATGGTCGACGTGACACCAACATCCGGCGCCCATGACCACTCCTCGGTTCGCCAGCCGTAATCGTTGGCCTTGTACACGGGCCGGCAGACTTCTTTCGCTGCAGCCGTCGCGACCAGTGTGCCAGAGTTGCTGGAGTTATACCGATACGTCATCCGCAGCACCCAACGCTTCCCTGCGGGGAACGTGATCTTCTGTGTCACTTGCGCCCACGTCTGCGCCCCGGCCGGGTTGACGAACCGTACGCCGGTCACCAGGGCACCAGGGGCGCCAGACACGGTAGCCGCCAGCGTGACCGCCCTCGTATCTGACACTGTCCACACGGGCGACGGCGAAGACGCAAACAGCGGCTCCCGCACCATGTTCTCCGGGTCTACCGACACCGAATGAGCGGCCACCGCCCCCAGGAACGCCGAGTCCGACGTAATCACGTCGATCACCGCCTGCGGCATCTTGGCGCCGCCAGTCACCATGAGCTTCGACACGGACAGGCCGCCAATCTTCGCGTCAGTGATAGACGCGTCCGCGATCTGCGCGGACCCAATCGCAGCATCACCGATCTGCGCAGACCCAATCGCCTTGTCGCCGATGAAGTTCGTGCCCGCCTGACTGAGTTGCCACACGGTGCCGTTCCACACGAACGCCTGACCGAGCTTCCCGTCAGCACCCTGCACCCACCACAGCGACCCGGCGGCCTTACCTTGCCCGTCGGCCGGCAGCGGGGCACGGGCGGCGATCGTCACTTTCCCGTCCAGAGAGGACATCCTCGCAGTCGCCTGGTCGGCGGCGTTCCGAGCCCCCAGAGCATCGGCGGCAGCCTTGTCCGCCTTCTCCGCAGCCCCCTGAGCGGCCGCAGCGGCACCGTCAGCCTTCCGCTTCGCAGCCAGAATGTCGTCGGCGGATGCGTCCTGCTTTGCCTTCAATACCGAGTAGTCGGCCTGTGCTTTCTGTGCGTCAGCCTGCGCGGACTTCGCGGCGGCCTGCGCCCCATCCGCAGTTGCCTTCACGGCGGCGGCGTTAGCGTCGGCCTTCTTCGCTGCCGTGTCAGCGTCCGCGGCTTTCTGCGCCGCGGTCTGCGCAGCGTCCGCGGCGTCCTGTGCTTTCACGTTCGCCTGGCCGGCGAGCGTCTGCGCGGCCTGCGCCAACGACTTCGCTTCCTCGGCGAGCGCCACCGCCTTCGCGTTGTCACCGGACTTCTTGACGGCCTCCTCGGCGCGCTTCGCCGTCTCTGCCGCCTGCTGCGCGGTTGTCTTCGCGGCGTCCGCGACGGAAGCCGCATCCTTCGCTGCCTTGTCGGCGGCCGTGATACGCCCGTCCATGCCCTTCACGGAGTCCTGCACAGTGCCAACCGACGCAGCAGCAGCCTCCGCCTTCGCCCTGGCTGTCTGTGCGTCGCGAGCGGCAGCAGCCGCATCCCGCGCGGCGTTGTCGGCGCGGGTCTTCACCTCCGCGGCGGCCTTCTTCGCATCCACCGCGTCGTTCATGGCGTCCGCGATCTCCCTGCCGGCGGGGCCGAGACGCTCGATCTGGGTGCGCTCGTCCCCCGGCTCGTCCTGCCCGTCTGTGATCGCCAGCAGGGTGCCGTCAGGGTGCAGACGGACAGTGACCATAGCCCCCTGCCACGTGTACAAGCCGGGCGTCTCGCCAGCCACGTACGTCTCAGGCTTGTCGTACGGCATACCGACGCGCACCCACCCAACGGGCAGGGTCGGGTCGGTTTTCGATGTGTCAACTACGCGGCCCTTCACCCAGCGGATCGTTGTGTCACGACGCTGGGACGCCTGGCTGCCCTCACGGAGCGCCAGGTACAGGCTGCTATCACTCATGCGGTCTCCTCCCCTACAGGTGGCGGCGAGCTTCCCGTCCGATCACCGTCATCGTGCGAGACACGTCAGACAGCGAGCATGAGTAGCTCGAGACAATGATAGCAATCCACTCGCCCTCCTTGATTTCGAAGGCGAGGAGGTCGCCGATCTCGATGCGAGGGTCGAACGCCATCTCCACTTTCCACGACGGGAGCCGATCGCGGGCATGGAACGCATCCAAGTTCGCCTGCTCCACCATCTTCGACCACGACTTATCCGACGACAGATCTGTGACCTTCGTTACCCGACCGTAGTGCTTCGGGTCGTACGGGGCGCCGTAGTACTGCATCCCGATGTGAAAGTCGTACGTGTAGTTCGACTTCCACCCGGTCGTCTTCCCCTTGTCATCGACCTCACGCCCCCAGCCTGGCCACAGGTTGTGCCGCCACTGCCAAGCCGTGTTCTTCGCGTTCTGGTACAGCTCATCTCTCTGCCCCCACGCGGACGTCGTGGGCTTACTCTCCCACAAGAGATTCAACGCCTCATCAACCTCGGTGTCATGGTCCGACCGTTTGATCGCGTCCGCCCACGACTTGTTCCCGGACAGCGAGTACGACTTCGTGCCGTCCCCCTTCGCATTGATCTCGATCATGTTCGGCAGCCGCCCCGACGGATCTTCAGTCCGCTGCGCGTCCACGAGCAGACCGGACGCCAGCGGATACGTCTCATCTGGGGTCTGCCAATTCTCCCGCCGCGCGTACGCCTCGATCTTCCCGCCGTACCCCATACGCACGTCCGCGCCGCACGAGTCCGCCAGCATAATCACTGACGCCAGTCGGTTCGGCGGCATCTGCAACGACGCCATCGGCGCGACGTTCCGCACCTTCGGGTCCACCCAAATGTACGTGTGTTCCGGGACCGGGTTCAGGCGGCGCATCTCCGACAGCAGAGTCCCTCCCAACCAAGGCGAGTGCGGGAATGGCAGCGGGTTCTCCTCCAGGTCCAACAACATGTCCTTGGCCTGCACGGTCGCCTCCTCCGGGTTTGCCGGGGAGTCCGTGATCCGGAAATGCCCGAACGGAACATCCCACCCCTCGCCCTCACGAGGGCGGACCTCCAGAACAGGGCACAGCTCCTGCCCGTAGTTCGCCAGTGGGTCGGTCGGGCCTTTCGCCGCCAGCTGGCGGGGGGCGTTCAACGTCAGCCGCGCCGGGGCGGTCGGGTTCGAGTCCGCCTTCGTGCCGAGCTTCCCCCAGTCCAGCTGCACGTTGTACACGGGCAGGTCCCGCCACTCGATCTTCCCGCCGTAGCGGACGTCCACGCGGACACGCCACCGGGCCGGCTGGCCCATGTCGAACAGGCTAGGGCCGGGCCTCATGACGGCATCCCTGCCACGTAACGGCACACGTCGTTGTACGTGCGCGAGGTGACGTCTGGAATGTCCGACAGGGACAGATCCGCGATGCCGACCTCAGCGAACTCGACTGTCGGCAGCGGGTCACCGTCGAGCAGCAGGCACGGCGCGACCCAGTCCGCGCCGGCCTGGATCACGGTTGTCGCTTTTATGAGCACCCACCCGTTCGCGTCAGGCTTCCCGTACGTCTGGTTGTTCGGATGACTGAAGCTGCGTTTCGTTGAGTCGGGGCCACGGCCGTTCGACAGCCACAGGCCAATCAACACGTTCGACAGGTCGGTGTCGCCGCCGATACGCCGCACATAGGCAGACACTTCCACGGTGTGGCCGACCGGCACCTGCCGGAAGCTAGACGTGCCTGCCGTCGGGGTGACAGTGCGAACACCCCCGCCGCGGGTCGGCCGACCGTGCGGCGACCAGTTCTCAGAAATGTCGCCGCCGAGCAGCTTGTCGTCCTCCGGGTGCGTGGCGCCGCCCCACAGGTAGGCGACATTCCGCTTGATGTCGCCGGCGGCGAGCTTCGCCTCCCAGTCCAGCCATTCACCCCAGGTGACGCACGGCGCCCACGAACCCATCCGAGTGCCGTACATGCCGAGCCACCGCTCAGTGTGGCGGACCATCTCCGAGGGGCGTTCTGTCACGGACAGCTCCCACTGGACGGTGCCAGCCAAGCGCGACTCGGTCTGTTGCGCGGTCGCTTTCTGCACGGCCACCACACGGATCGGGCGGATCGTGCACGACGGAATCCGGCAGGCGTCGCCGTCGTGAGCGACCACGAGGTAGCCGGGCCGCTGCGTGAGCGCGCGGAGCGTCTCGTAGTCGGCGCGGCCTTTCGTCCGGTAGGTGATCGTGTACGACAGCGGCTCCGCGGACTGCCCCCACCGGTCAAGGGTTCCGGCTGACGTGGACAAGGTCGTCAAGCCGGCAGAGAACGACTCTTCGTTTGCCTCAACGATGTGCCCTTTGACGGCAACGTGGCCGGTCTCGTCGGAGATGATGTCCGCCCCGATGGACGTGCGCACCGCGGTCGTGTCGGACGCGCCGACCTGCGTGTACGTGGTCTCTTCGCCGATCGGCGCCAGCGGGTCGCTGATGCACTCAGAGTCAGTAGGATGCCAGATGAGTACCCGGTTGTCGTCCGACTTTACGTACACGGGTATCGCCGCAGCGCCCTCAGGTGACGGGTTCGGCTGCAGGGACAGCATCCCAGTGTGCTGCGCCGTGAAGGCTTTCATTGTTGCCATGCGGTCATCTTCCCATCATCCGGTTCGCTGTGACGATGCGTCCGTCCGCGACGGACTTCATTCTGGTAGTCAGGGTAGTCTGCCCGTCCACGGTCAGCTCCAGGTTCATCCCGTCCATGGCTTTGCGCAGCTGCTTCACGGACACGCCGCCGACGCCGGTGATGGACGGCGAGGACGCGGCCAGGGCGCCCCCGTCGGCGAACCGCCTCGCCTCCATGTAGTTGCGGATGTCGCCGTCGCGGATCATTTTCCGCAGGCGGTACACGGCGTCCTGGCCGCCGGCCGCGGCGACTTCCGCGGCTGTAAGGACGTGCTCTCCGTTGGACAGCCACGCGGGGATCCAGTCGTCGCGCCCGCCGCCAGGGCCGTGCACGGCGCCGGCGTTCGCGTACCCCTTGATCGGGGTGATGGGGCCGCCGTCCGCTCGCAGCCAGGAGCCTTTCGGTACGTGGTCACCGATCCAATGGCCGACAGACGTGAAGATTTGCTTAATCCGCGTGGTGATACTGATCTCCTTGTCGTGGAGTTGGTCTATGTTGTATTTGACCGTGCGGACTTTGCCACTGGCCTGGTCGTTGCCGCTGATGGTGACCGTGCCCGTGGTGTTGTCAATCTCAGTGTGGACTGAGTCTTTCTCCCAGCGGGCGCCCGTGGCGTCTCCGAGGATGGAGACGGTGCCGTCGCTGTTGTCGATCGTCTGCACGGTTTCCTGCAGTCCGGCCAGCCCCTGGTCGTTGTCCGCGTCGATTTCAACGACGCCGGTCGTGCCGTTGATCGAGTCGGCGGTCACTGTCAGGGTGTAGTCGGCGTTTGCCGCATCACCGGAAATGCTGATCGTCCCCGTCATGCCGTTAATCTCGGCTGTGGCACCATCCGCCGTCTCGGTCGCCTGTGTCGCGTCTGCACTGATCTCGGTTGTCACTTTCTCCGGGATCAGCCCGTACTTGTCGGCAAGCTCGACCGCCTCATCTTCAGTGAGCCCCATTGACTCGGCGGCGGAGATGAAGGCGTCCCGACCGGTTTGCATCTTCTCCTGCAGTTCCTCCTGGCCGGCACCGGCAGCCTGCGCAGCCTGCACCTGCGCGAACGTCGCAGACGCCAAGTCGTTCAACGCTGACTGGTTTTTCCGCCCCTTCTCCGTGGTGATGTCCAGGGTGGCGCCGTTCTCCTTGACAGCGTCATTTACATTCTTCAGCGCCTCCTGGAACTTGATATCCGCGTTGCTGTTGGCAATCACGGTATCGCCGTAGGTTTTGATCCCCTTAATGACTTCCTCAATGGACGGGACGATCTGGTCGGTGCCTTCTTTCGCCTTGCGGATCGCGGCGTCTAACTGGGACGTGCCCCCGGCCGCCTGCTGGGCGTTCGGGTCGATCTGACCAAGTGCGATCGCGAGGCGCGTATTGTCGTCCGCTGTCAGTCCCATCTGCTTGGCGACCTCATTCAGGTGCGACTTGAAGTCCGGCATAGAGTTGATCAGGTCGATCATGCTCTTGTTCGTGCCGTTCGACATCTCGGACGACAGCTTTTTGAACTGAACTACGGCGTCGTCCGTGGACATGCCGGACAGGGCCTTACCTGTCGTCTCAAGGGCGTCCTTCGTGCGCTGCAGGTCGGAGCGAGTGTCCGCTCCGAAGGCGCCGGCGATGCCGTCGGCGAAGCTAGCCAAGTGCTGCTGCACGGACGACCACACGGACGGGCGGCTGATGTCCGCCAGGGCCTGCGAATACTCCTGCAGAGAGTACTTGCCTTTGTCGAAGTCCAAGTTGTTCATGACGGAGCCACCATGGGCGAGCGCCGTGGACATTTCATCCACGGATACGCCGGTGCGACGCACTTCGTCACCGTAGTGCTTGACGCCCTCAATCAGGGCGGCAGTGATCATCATTCGCCCTGCCCGACCGAAACCAGTCATGCCCGTGGCGACTTCGCCGAGCTTCCCCTTCAGGCCGGCCGCCGTCCAGTTCAGCGTGTTCATGGCGTCCTTGATCTCGACAATTTTCGGCGCCATCACCATGAGGCCGCCGACCGCGGTTAGGGCCGCGCCTCCGAACGCGGCGAAGTTCATGATCATGGACTGGGTGCCGCTGCCAAGCTCCCCGAGCTTATCGACCAGGGACGTGATGTGCTGAACAACGGAACGCACGGGCGCCTGCGAAGACGACCCGATCTTGATCATGGCGGTCTCCCAAGATCCGCCAAGCTTCTCGATATCACCCTTCAAATTGTCTTGCTTCAGGCGGGCGGTCTCAGCGGCGTAGCCGGCATCATTGACTTTGTCGATCCAACCCTGGATGCCTTCGCCGCCCTCGTTGTACAGAACGTTCGCGGCACGGATAGCGTCCGACCCGAAGATGGTCGACATTGCCGTGTTGCGCTCCTCCTCCCCGAGATCCTTCATGCCGTTGCGCAGCTGCTCTGCGACAGCGGTAATCCCGATGAAGTGCCCCTGAGCGTCGTAAATATGGATGCCCAAGTCATCCATTGCGTTCTTGGCGCCCTTGGAAGGGTTCTCCAGGCGCTGAAGCATCGTCTTGAAGCTCGTACCGGCGTCTTGGCCGATCAGGCCTGCGGACGCGAAAGCGGCGATCGAGCCTGTCGTTTCCTCGATACTCAGGCCGGCCTGCGAGGCGACAAGGCCAGACTGCTTCAGGGCGTATGCCATGTCGTGGACGCCGCCCTGCGCTTTGCCGGCGCCAGCGGCCAGCAGGTCCGCGACGTGGGTCACCTTATCGCCGGACAGGTTGAACTGCACCATTGCGGTCGCCGCGGTCTCAGCCGCCTCGGACACGCTGATCTCACCCGCGGCGGCCAGGTCGAGAGCGCCCGAAAGGCCTCCCGCGAGAATGTCTTTTGTGGATACGCCGGCTTTGGCTAGCTCCTCGATGCCGGAGGCCGCCTCTGTCGCAGAGAATGCGGTATCCGCGCCGGCCTGGATAGCGGCCTCGCGCAGCTGGGACATCTCGTCCGCGGACGAGTGGGTGGCAGCCTGTACGGACGACATGGACGCGTCGAAGTCGGCGGACATCTTCCCGGCCATGCCCGCGAACCCGAGCAGACCCGCGCCGACACCCGCAACTGCCGTACCCACCGTAGTCCAAGCCGCCCCGTTCTGGCGCGCAGAGTCAGCAAGACCAGCAAGCCCGGACTTGCCTCGCTCGCCGGCATTGCCCATCTGGTCGCCGGCGCCCTGCGCGGCCTGGCCGGCCTGCGACATCGCGTCCGCGGCACCCTTCGTTGCAGACGACGCCTCCTGCATGCCGGCCTTCACTCCGGATGCGTCGGCGGTCAGCTTGACAACTACGGTTCTGTCGGCCACAAGACTCTCCTCACTCCTGTTCGGATTCTACCTTGGCGTCCGCAACGTACAGGAGCGCCCCTTCCTTTGGCGGGGAGATCAGGTCGCCGTGCTTGTTCCGCTCAGAGTGGTCTTTCTCCCACCGTTCACGGGCAGCTTTCGCGTAACAGACCACCTCTCGGGCTTCGAACCAGCCGTCCATGAACTCGTCCCAGGCCACATCGCGCGGGTAGCCGCACCCGCACGGACACAAGGATGACTCGTACAGAGAGTAGGCGTTCGCCAGGTCATAGTCCTGGGCCACCCACTCGCCAGACCGGCGCAGAATTCCCGTCGGCGGGCGCCCCCACCCCATGGCAGCTTTCGCCATGGACCGCAGCCAGGCCCCGGTCGGGGCAGTCAGGACCTGGACGAGAAAGGGGCGGTAATGGTGGGGCTCTCCGTGTCGACGGCGCGAATGCAGCGGGACAGCTTCTCGACCTGCTGCGGTGACGCCTGGTACAGGCCGGCGATGTCCTCGCCGGTCACGCCGGTCGGCTCCACGATGTGCGCGGCAATGAATGCGCACTCCATCTCGTGGGTGACAGGGTCATCCTTCGTGCGATGGCCGAGAGACTCCATGAGCTCCTTCTGCGCGTACACGGACATCGTCTGCACAACGAACTCCACCGCTGAGCCCTTCAGTTCGGCGAGCGTCGCATTGGCCTTGTCGAGAAGCTCCTTCTTACGCTCATCAGACAGGCCGGGCAGGCGGGCCTCCTCGTCCAGGCGGTCAATCACAGCGAGCAGGTCGGTACGCCCGTACAGCATGCATGACTTCCTGGTCGGCTGGAACCCGGCCATCCACGCCGCGAAATCAAACTTCTCCGGCGTGTCCGCGCCGTCGGTGCGGTCCTTGAAGTTGTCAGCGTCGACATCAACACGGTCGCTCATCGGCGTCCCCTGTCTGCGGTCCCAAGCGGTCTATGTGCGGTGTTGCCCCCGCCGCCAGAGACCGCACATGGCAGCGGGGGCAACAGGCCCAGTGTACAGGGTGGCGTATGTCAGGCGCCGACCGTGTAGGACTTCCCGGCGGACGCGCCGACCGCGTTCGTGACAATGAAGTTGCCGGCCTGGACGCCGACAGGCAGGACCGCGCTGATAGCGGTCTGAGACAGCACACGGTAGGAAGCGACCGGGGTGGTCTTCCCGTTCACCGTGCAGGTGACGCCGGTGACGCCCACGAAGTTCGTACCGGTGATCAAGACAGTGTCGCCGGCCTTCTTCCCTGACGGGTCGATCGACGTGATCGTGGGCGCAGCCTGAACCTTGCCGCCGCCGACGGTGATCTCGTTCTCCAGGGCGTCAGAAATGAACAGGGACACGGTGCGCTTCGTGTACGTGGTCCTGTCGTCAGGCTTCTGCGGCTGGCCGGGGGCGACGTGATACCAGTCGACGTCATCTCCGTTCGTGAACGGCTCTTCAGGCTTCTTGCCTTCGCGCTCGTACAGCTCGAACTCGCGGCCGGTCTGCTTCAGCAGCTCCCAGACGGCGTTGTCGCCACCCTGGACCTTCTGACCGTTGTCGTCGAAGAACCAGTAGACGCTGACCTGCCCCTCGTACTCGGCGGGGCCAGGGACGGTGCCCTTGCCGGCAGCACCGAGGACGGGCTCTTCGACGCTGGTGCTGCCCTTGGAGCCGAGCTTGTAGTCGGACTTCATGACAGACATCTCGAAGTGGATGCCCTTGTTCAGCTCATCCGCGGTCGGCGCCTTCCTGTTAGCGACCGGGGCGGAGTCGGTGCCCAGGGCGACGAGCGTGATGCGGCCGTCGCCGAGCGTCCGGATTGACGAAGCCATATCGGCTTTCTCCTCTCTCCGACGCCGCGTCAGCGCCGGACAACGTACGTTTCTAGGTCAGTTTAACTCAGGCGAATCTTTTGAACGCCGTAACCTGCCACATGTCTACCGAGTAGAACAGGTGCCCGTAGGCGGGGATGTCTACCTGGTCGTCGCGGAGCAGGCCGGACGAGTAGGACAGGCGCAGCGGTTCCACGTGACAGCCGCCGACCTTCAGTTCGTAGCCGTCGAGGGCGCCACGGACGTCATCTGTTACGGTCAGCAGCCTGTCAGCGGTGCCCGCGACCACGGTGAGCGGCTGCAGGAAGCTAATCTCGTCGGCGGCGTTACCGAGCGTACCGGCCTTGCCGGCGCCAGCGGCGGGCAGCTTCACGAGCACGTACGGGACGTTCGGCCTGGCTTTCGTGACCTCGCCGAGGTACACGTCGTACCCGCACCGGTCCCGGCACGCCCTCTCCATTGCTTTCACGAACGGGCCGATCTTGATCATGACAGCTTGTCCAGTATCTCGTCGAGGGTGGAGGCAATCTCGTCGGCGACTTTGTCGTCCATGTAGTCGGCAGGGTGCGGCATGCCGCCGCCGCCCTTAGGAGTGCCCCAGATCGCGATGTTAGCTAGCGCGCCCTTTGGTTTTGACGGGCCGAACTCAGCCTGGACGACAGCGCCGGACGGCTTCGTGTCGTAGGAGAACGTGTCGCCCACCTTGGCGATTCCTTTGTTAGGGAACGCCCGGTAGTCCTGCCGCGCCCTCTCTTTCGCCGAGTCCAAGGCGTTGCGCACACCGACCTGCACTGCCGCCCCGGCCTCCTGGGCGGCAGCGAAGTCAGCGGCAAGAGCGCGCAGCTGTGTCACGTCGGCAGGCATCAGTCAGTCTCCGCATCTACGAGCATGCGCGTCGCGGTCCTGTGCGTTTGGTTGATCAGGCCGCGCACACGGAACGGGTACGCGTACCCGGTCACGGTGGCGACGTCACCGACGTGCGGCTCGTACGATACGCCGCGAGGAATGTGCAGCTCGGTCTGCTGCAGTTCGTACGTGTGGCCGGCCGTGGTCGGGGCAGTGCCGTACGACGTCTGCTGCCGCAGCCGGCACTTTCCTTCGTACACGCGAGCCACGGCGGGCTCGTCATGGCCGGCCTGCGGGTTCCAGTTCATCGCCCTTTCGGGCCGGTCGATCACACATGAGTCGACCATCAACCATTCGGCTCGCCGTCTGCGGGCGTGCGGGTGGCTCACGGTCTGCCCCTGATCGCGTCGATCCAGCCGCTGTCGCCGTACCGGTTCGTTGCGGGCGGCCACACTTCCCTGTAGGTGCCTATCACGCCGAGCCCGCGGGTGGGGGCGTCCTCAATGTACAGGAGCAGCGATTTCTTCTCAGTGGGTGTCAGGTACAGCCCATCCTCGGGGACGGGCTTCCCGCCACCCATCCAGTCGTCGAGTCGTTCGTAGTTCCACGACTCTGGGTTGACGTACGCTCGCGCCGCGCAGGACAGGATGATTTCCTGCACGCCGCCAGGGACGTCGGCCGGGGTCCACGGGCGTACGACACGCCCGCAGGTTTCAAGAACAAGGGACGTGGCGCGCCGCAGGAGCCACTTGGCGCGACGGACGTCACCGTCCTCGGTGATGCTCTCTCCGAGCCAGTCTCCAAGGTCGGTGACGTCCGCCAGCGCTGTGGTGGGCATTGCGATCAGGCGAGTCCGAAAGCGGTGGCGCGCTGGGCGTCCATGACGGCAGCACCGAAGAAAGCGTCGACAACGGCGCGGTCCTCGGCCTGGTCCGGGTCGTAATCGCAGATCAGACGCAGGGCAAAACCGTCCTCGGCGTGGTTCGCGCCGTAGGAGGCGCCGAGCGGCACGGTCGCAGCGCGCAGAGCCATCGTGAACGCGTCACGCTGGTAGGCGATGCCGAACTTCTCCGGGAGGCGCGGGTCCTCGATGATGGTGAAGCCCTTCAGACGGCTGATGATGGCCTCGTGGAGGCTGTCGCCGTCGTCGGCCTGGTAGGCGGCGGACGCCAGGTCGCGGTTCTTCTGGATGACCTCGGCGACACCGGGGCCAACGGCGATCGTGCGGTCCGAGGTGGGGACCTCGCGGCTGTTGAGGACTCGGGCGAGTCGGGCCACGACCTCGAGGACGTTCGTGGAGTCGCTCTTCAGCTTGAGGGCCTTAGCGTCGGTGTAGTCAACGCCGGCAGCGGCAGCGTCCGCGGCCTGCGAAGCCTTGATCGTGACCATGAGCGCGGCCAGCTTCTTGGGGAGCTCATCAACGACAGCCTCGGCGGTCGGCTTAGCGACCTCGTCCTCGAAGGACTGCAGGGTCCACGTGTACCAGTCGGAGGGCAGGCGAACCGCGGAGTAGATCTGGTCGGCGAGCTCGACGGGCACGTACTGGCGAGTCAGGTCGGTGTAGCCGATGGCGTGGCGTGCGGCGCGCTCGGCCTTAGTGCGTGTCGCGGCGGTCGCCTTGACAGGCATGGGCACGTTGACGGTGCTGCCGTAGCCGGCCTCGTAACCGGACTCGGCGTCACGGTTGATAGTGCGCGGCAGGGCGGACAGGTAGCGGAGAGCGGCGACGGAGCTCTTGGTGACCTTCATCGCCGGGGTTGCAAAGTTAGCCATGGGGCTTCCTTCCTATCAGCGGCGACCGAAGATCCGGTTGCCAATGGTGGTGATGTTCTCGTCATCGTCGTCGTCTCCGACCGGGGCGAACGGCGTCGCCTGCGGCTGGGGGGCGATGATCGCGGCGAGCTTCTGAGCATCCTCGGGGGTATTGAGGGTGACGTAGTCGGCGAGCTCGGGGGCGAGGCCTGCAGACTTGAGGGACTCCTGGGTAGCGAGCTTCGCCTTCAGGTTATCCAGTTCGGCGCGGGCGGCCTCGGCGAGAGCCTTGTAGTCAACGGCCGGCTGCGGGTCGGCGGTGGGCTCCTCGGCTGGGACCTGCGGTGCCGGCTCTACGGCGCCCGTGTCGGCGGGCGCTGCCTCGGGCTTGTCGGCGGGCTTCGCTGACGCGTCTCCGTCAGGAGTGGACTGCTCGGGCTGGGGGGCGGCAGCGTCCGCGGGCGCTGCCTCGGGCTTGTCGGCGGGCTCTTCGACGCCCGTCGCCGACTTCGGGTCGGCCTTAGCGTCGCTGTCGGTGGATGCCGCGGACGCGGACGCGTCCCGGCGGGGCTCCGAATCGGCCATTAGCTCCTCCTTTTGGTGTGCTGCGTGCAGTATATATCAACGGGTCTTCCACCCGTCAGAGAACAGCTCCGGGGCGACGCGCCGCATTTCCATGGTGATGTTGTGCCTGCCAGGCCGACCGGACAAGGCTTCGCCGGACGCATGGATGTTCGCGGCGGCTTCCTGGTAGGCGGCGTTGATACGCAGCTCGCGTGACGTCGCGGACCGCTTCAGCCATTCGTTGGGGGTTTCCTTGCAGATTTCCCAGGTGCAGTCGCAGCAGCGGTGGGCGCGAAACGTGACGGTGTCTTCGGTGTAGACGGGTCCGCGGGCTGCGAGCATGGAGCAGAACGCGCATGTCTTGCCGACGATTACGCGCCTGCACTTCAGTCGGGTGCGTCTGGCGGATTGGATGACGTAGTCGCGGGATGCGGACTCGACGCGGGTGCGGCCCCATTGGGCGGCCCAGTCACGCATTTCGGCGACAGCTTGCTCTCCGCTGATGCCGCGGCGGATGAGGGTTTTCGCACGGACAGGGCCGGAGTAGAACGCGGTACGGACGGCGTCCTGCCTGGCGATAGGGCGGACAGCGGGGAGGGCCGACAGGTCAATGTCTTCGGCGCGGGCGTACCGGGCGAGGTACTGGGCCGTGAGGGCGCGACCTTGCCGGGTGCCGGCCTGAATGGCGTCGGCGGCTTTCTTCACCGCGTACTGGTGGACGCCGCCGATGTCGTCCGGGTCGATATCGTCCATGGCGTCAGCTACTGCGAGCCCTGTGGCGGCAGCCATCGCGGAGATGTGCCGCTGGTATCCAGCGGTGAGGGCCGCTCCGGCGGCGGTGAGGGCCACGAGTCAGGACTCCTCTGCAGGTGGGGTGCCTTCCCCATCGGCAGTGAGGGCGCGGGCGTACGCCTCCAGCTCGGATGGGTGCGCGTCCGCGTACTCCTGCCACTCCTGCGCTTCGGCGGGCGACACGCCGGGGATCCGCTGCCACAGCAGCTGGGCGGGGACGCCGAGCGACTGAGACAGTTTGCCGAGGGCGTCCGCGGCCTGCGACAGCGATCGGGCCTCTGTGTCACGCCAGTCGACGCGGAGCGTGTAGTCGTTCGCGTCACCGGTCCGGCTCTCCAGCTGAGCGGAAGCGCGGAGTGCGTTCAGAAGTGGCCGGCCGAGGGCCCGCTGGATTGCGGTGATGTGCGCCCGTTCTGCGGACTTTGCCTCGGCGAGCGCGTCGGCGGATAGGTTCACGAGTTGGGAGCCGGACAGCGACCATGACGGGATGGACGCGAGCGCGGCCAGGGCACCGAGGTCGGCACGCTCTGCGTCGAGGACGGACTGCATGCTGGTCTCGGGCAGTGACCCGAAACTGACGCCATCACCGCCGGTCAGGATTGACGCGGTCGACAGGTGCGCTTTCATTCGCTCGGCGTCTTCGAGGCTGCCAGGGTCGTCCAGGCCGGTGACGGTCTTCACGCGCCATGAGTTGGAGTGTTGGATAAGGAGCCGGTCGTGGACTGTCTTGATGTACCGGCGGGCGGGGATCCGCAGACGGTCTACGAGGGACTCCGCGTCACCGTCGATGGACAGGTAGGGGGCGAAACGGCAGACCGGGGCGTACCCAAGGCCGTGATGGACGGACTCGTAGGGGTTGCCCGCACGGTCAATGCGGACCAAGTCTTGGTCTGTGACGTATAGGGTCGGGCGGCCGCCTTTTGTGAGGAACACGGCGCGGGCGGGCCAGTCCGCGGTGGGGTCGCCGCCCCAGTCCACGCCGACGCGGGCGACTGAGGCGGCCTCGAGCTTCGCGGCCGGCCCGTTCGGTGCAACCAGCAGGAACGCCTCTCCGTCGGTCAGGGCGGCTTTCCAAAGGGCGGTCTGACGTGTTGGCATGCCGGCGCGCTCCCATGGCGCCCACAGCGCGGCGAGGTCGCCCTGCTGATCGGCGGTGCGGGTGACGCCGTCGGCGATGATCTGACGGCCGAGTGTGTCCACGAGAAGGGCGAGGGTGGGGCTGAGTGCGAGCGCGCGGAGACGCCTCTGGTCGTCGCTCTTGCCGCCGCCATCCACGGTCGCGAGCGGCGCGCCGATGCCGGGTGTTGTCGACCCGGGGACGAGGTCCTCTTGCCGCTGCTGAGCCTCCCACCGTTTCTCGGCGGTGTCCTCGGCGAGCTTCTCCCAGGGGCGGTCACTCATGGGCGGTCACCATACCTTTCCGCGTCCTCTGCGGCGACTGTTTCTGTACTCTTCACGCATTATACGGGCACCAACCATGGCGACGGCAAGGTCGATTTTTTTCCTGGACTCGCGGTGGTTCTTGGCGATGGACGGCCCCCATTTGGAGGGGACGCGGCGGGCGTGGAGCACGTGGGCGCGGAGACGGGCGTCGCCGTCGTGAAGGAGCCCGCCGGCCTCGATGTCCGCGTAGACGCGGTTGACGCCGCGGACGAACCGCTCCGTGTGGGACGGGTCGGACATGTCCCATCTGGTGGCGTGCCGCCTGGAGGCGGGCAGGCGGAGTTTCCGCCGGTAGTCGCGATGCCAGCCGTCGATGATGCCGTCCCAGAAAGCCACCATCGTTTCGTCGTCCTTCGCGTGGGACGGGTCGCACCAGAGCGCGACAGCGTTGTAGTGGTCGAGGACGTCGCGGACGCGCTGGTCGATCTCCTCGCGGGGCGCGATCCAACCGCGGGCGCGAGCATCGGGCGGCCGCTGCCACACGCCGAGAGGAAACACGGCGCCGTCGGAGATCCGACAGCCCACGAAAGCGGTCGCGTCATCCGACTTACCGCCGTCGAAAAACAAAACGAGCTCGTCGTCAGGGTCGAGCGCTGGCAGGTCCTTGGCGCAGCAGGCGTCCCATTCCTCCCTGGTCACCCACGCGTCCTCGGCGGCGGTGACCTGGTTGTACCACTTCCGCCTGGACTCGGACGCCGGCGTCTCCGGATCGAGGATATCCTGGACGATGCGGTCCGGCGACAGCCAGGTCGCGTCACCACGGACGCCTTTCACGACTTCTGGGGCGTCGTCCGCGGTCAATGGCGCCTGCGGCGGTGCCTCCAGCGTGTCGTACATAAGCCCGTAGGAGCGGATCTTCCCTGCCTGGGACTGCTCCCATGCCTCCCTAGTGGCAAGCCCCACCGACTCGACGCCAACGCGGGCGGCGTTGCAGATGTGCAGCACGCGCGCCTGCCGGTCCGGCGGCGACTTCGCGGCGTCACCGCGCACCACACCCATCATCGCGATGCCAGCGTTGGAGGCCGTCCAGTTCTGGGTCTCGTTGCAGATCGTCAGGGTGGCACGAGACCCTTCGGCAGCGTCGGGGTTCGACGTGATCGCGGTGATGAAGCCCGGGGAGCCGTCCGTGGGGCGCACGTACGTGGAGATGACGCGTATGCCGAGCTCGGACTGCACCTGGGCAGGCGCGATCGCCCGGATCGCACCCATCGTGTTCTCAGTCTGCTGCTGTGACACGGCGAGCAGACGGATCCACGGCGTCTGCTCGCGGCGGCCACGGACACCATGCGGCGTGGATTCCGGCAGGGACGGGCCAAGGAGAGCGTTCAGGGCGATCACCCCGGCCAGCGGGTCCTTCCCCCAGCCCTTACACCGTTGCAGGACGACTGTGGGCGCCAGGAACATGCCGTCATCGCCCACTGCGTAGTACCAGAGGATGAAGCGGGCCTGCTCCGGGGTGAACGTCCACGCCCCGCCGCCCGGGCCGACCAGCGACGAGGAAGCCCAGGCAAGCACATCCCAGCCGACCGACCTATCAGGCAGCAGCCAGCGCCCGTCCTCGATAGCCCACACGGGGCCGCGCGCGGCAGGCGGCCAGGCGCAGTCCGGCATGGCCGCCGGACCGGACAGCCGTTCCCTGTACCACGCTTTGATAGCCGGCCATTCGGTCTCGTCCCATTCGCTGGCCTCGGCCGGCGCACTGTTATGCCGACGTGCCATGTGTCAGTCCCCACCGCCCGGCGGCGGCCGTCGCGGCATGCTCGGAGCGGGCCAGGCGGGCCTCTTCCGTGTCGTCCTGCAGCCGGAGCGCCTTCGCAAGTGACGCCATCACGGCCCTGTGCTGCCGGATCTCCGCCAGCAGAGGGTTGGGGCGCATCTGGCCGGTCGACCCGACCGTCAGCAGGTCGCCGCCGTCTAGTTCTTTCGCCATCCGGGAGATCAGCTCCGCCTCGTGGCACATGTCGCCCAGTATCCGCACTTCAACAGGCGACAGGTCCCACTCCTCCAGCACCTCCTTGCGCAGGCGCCTAGCCGATGTCAGACGTACCACGGGAAAACTCCTAACAGTTGCGGTCAGGGCATAAGGATACCCCGCCAGCCGGCCGAACTGGCGGGGTATCCGCGGGGACCGGTCAGGCCTTGTGCTTCCCGTCGCCAGAGTCGCGCAGGGTGACACCGCCGGGAGTGACAATGCCCGCCCAGTCGAGGATCGAGACGCCATTGATCTTCACGCTCTTCAGGATGTTGAAAGCCCCGAGAACGAGGCCAGCAACAGCCAACAGCTGAGACACAGCAGCCTCAGCGGTCGCCGGGTAGGCGCCCACGAACCACGTGCCAGCAGCGATCAGAACAACAGCAGCCAGGGTCAGGGCGCGACGCTTGCCCGCAGTCCAGTACGGCTTGTCCAGGGCCGCCTGGACGAAAGGCCACGCAATGGCGGCCACAGCGGTCAGGATCGCGCTCTGCTCAGCAGTCAGATTCATCTTTCTCCTCTGTTGTTTCTTGACGGCCTTCTAGCCGCCCGGCCCAGTACGCGCCCAGGATCGCCGCAGCGGCGAACCAATGGGCTGCGCACGGGACGATATGGGTGGTCACTTCCCAGCGGCGGGGCGCTCAACGTCGGCGGGCTTCACAGCGGTACGGATGTCGTTGACGGCACCGTAGATCGCGCCCGCGGACTTGACGCCCTCCTGGCCGGGAGTCAGCGCGTCGAGGACCTTGTCGACCGCAGCATGGACCGCCTTAGTCTCCTCGTAGGTCGCCTTCGCATACCAGTTCATGTCGCCGGCGAAGTGGTCGCCAGCCTGCCCGGACCTGAACAGGTCCCTGATCTCCCTGAGAAGGTCAACACCTTCAGCCATTTCCCATGCCTCCTGTCCTGCGCCGTTGGGGCGCCCGTAGTTGTACCACGACCTGCACCGGTCGCTGAAGGGTTCGCCGTACGCCTCGTAGGCGCCGTAAGCGCTACCCGAATTGTAGCGGGACCCGACACGCTTCAGGTCCTCGTAGGAGTCGCCTTCCGCGCTGATGAGGTCCCTGATGATGCCGCAGCCGACCTCGGCGGACTTCTCAGGGTCCCACCAGGCCCGGTCGGGGTCGTTGAAGAAGTAGCCGGGGTACGTGACCTGCAACGGCCCGACGCCGTTGGACGTGGCGCCGGCGCTGATCTGCGCGTAGAAGTCCCGGAACTTCTCTTCGGTGACTTCTCCGCCGCCGCAGTAGGCGCCGCCAGCGTCGTGGCCGAAGATATTCGCCCCGTACTCGCCGGTTTCCATCCACAGGGCCGCGAGCGCCGCCCACCAAGGGCAGCCGACGTTGTCCGCGGCGCGGAGGACGGCCTGCTGCACGTACGACAGTTCGTACCCGTCGTGGCTGGCGCGGGACTGCTCCTGCGTCGGAGGGACCGGAGCCGCGGTGCCCCCGAGGTAACGGAGGCAGTGCGTCCACCGGGCTGTCTGCGTGTACAGGTGCCCTTCGTAGGACACGCACCGGCACTCGGAGCCGGTCTGGTCGCCGATGTACCCGTCGATTGATCCGTCTTCAGCGATCCACGCCTCGGACAGGCCGTTCTTGGTGACCATGGCGACGTGGCCGGCGCCCCCTGAGGCGGCCTCGGAGAGGATCAGGTCGCCGAGCTGAAGTCCGCCGTCCGGGTAGAGGCTGCTGTCGTCCCAGTGGACGTCCTCGAAACCTCGACTGGCGGCATAGCCGCGGATGTTGCCTGTGTACGTGTCCCTGGGGAACATGACGCTGGAGTCCCAGGGCTCCCCGTCGGCGTGGAACGCGTAGTTCCAGGCAGCTGCGACACCGGCGGAGCAGTCCATGTTGGCGTCCGCGGTGAGCCAGCCGAGGTCGGTGGACCGTTCGTACGCCATCCATCGGTCGGGCTGCGAGTATCCGACGCTGTAGTCACCTCCTTGGGGTTTCCCGGGGCCGCAGGTGGCCCAGTACTCCATCTGGGCTGCGGCGGTTGCGGGTGATGCTGACATCTGCCCTCCTGTCTGTCGCGCCCCGTCGGGTCGGGGCGGTTGGTCCAAGGGTAACGGGCCGGCTTCGTGGCGGCGCTCACTCGAAAACCTGGTGAATCGGGCATCGCGTCGAGTGATTGCTACCTCCGGCGGTCCTTTCCGGGGGTGGGGGGGGAGGCGGTGCCAGGGTGTTTTTTGGTTTTCGGTCGCGGATTTTTTTTCGTTTTCATGTGAAGCGTTCTCGCAGGCTTCGGTTTCGTGTTTCGTTTGGTTTTTCTTCGTTTTGTTTCGTTTTGTTTTTGTTTTGTGTTTGTTGTTTGTTTGGGTGCGGCGCGCGCTTGTGTTGTGTCATTGCGTGGCGTGCGGCGGCGCGTGCGAGGGTCTCGGCGGTGGTCTTGGCGTGGTGGCAGGCGTGGGACAGGGGTTGCAGGTTGTCTGTTGAATGGTTGTCTCCGGGCGTGATGTGGTCGACGTCTGTGGCGCGGCCGTTGCACCCGGCGGCGTGCCACCTCCCCGTGGGGGTGGTGGTGCCCCGGGCTGTCTGGGTGGGTGTGCCCATCGGGTGGGGGAGCCCTGCGCATTTGTTGTTGTTTCTTTGTAGGACTTGTTGTCTGAGTTTGTTCCAGTTGTTTGGGAGTCGTTGTCTGCGTGTGCTGGTGGTCCATGCCATGCGCCCATCCTAGGTGGGGTGGTGGGGGTGGGGGGTGGTGGGGTGGTTCCTGTCTGGGTGGGGGGTGTTTGGGTTGTGGGTTTCTGGTGTTTGAGTTTCCCCCGGGTCGGGACTCTGGTCCTACCCTGTGCGCTGGGTCATGTGGATAACCCTGTGGGTAACCTTGTGGATTGGTTGTGGATAACCTGTGGGTAAGTGGTTGTGCATACAAGTAATTCACTGCACCCCTCGAGTTATCCACAGGTGGTTGTGGGTTGTGGATTGTTGGGGTTGCAACGGAAGGTAGGGTTATCCACTTATCCACAGGTGCCTACTATCTACTACCTAGATATCTCTGGTTTGGTGTCATAGCCCCAACGGGGCGCGTGCGAGGGAATGAGGCGCCTGGTCCTTCTGGGGACAAGGTCCCTGTCTGTGTTGGGTGGTGCGGTGAGGGCATGGAGATAGACGGATCCTCCGGCACTCGTGTTGGTGCCGGAGGATCCTGGGCTGTCAGCGGCGGTGGAAGCCTGGATGGGCGCCGTGCTTACGGGCCCAGCGGATGGGGCGCAGTGAGGCGAGGCAGACGGCGGAGACGACCGTCCAGAGGAGGCTGGTGGAGATGTCGAGTTCCCCGGCGGTGAAGCCGGCATACCAGAGGAGTGCGGCGTGGATGGCGGAGAGGATGCCGGCGGCGAGCGCGACGGCGTAGAGGGTGCGGGTCATTGCAGTCTCCCTTATCGGTTGGTGTCAGTGTTCTTATAGTACCCAGCCCCTCGTCTGCTCGGAGGCCGTGTAAGCGGCGCTGCCGGCCTAACGGCCCCCCCCTGCACCCGAGTACCGGGCGAGGGGGGAACGTTCGCCTATGCGCCTGTCAGCGGCCTTGTGGGGTGGGTTCTGCGAGGATGGCCATGGCGGGTTGGCGGATGAGCTCGGTGCTGCCTGTCGCTCCGTGTCGGTTCTTGGCTACGGACACGGCGAGTCGCGTCTTGTCGGGTATGCCGTTGCGGACGGGCAGGGACAGCAGGGTGACGGTGTCCGCGTCCTGCTCGATGCTGCCTGACTCGCGGAGGTCGGCGAGCTTCGGGGCGAGGTCGTCTCTCATCTCGGAGGCGCGGGACAGCTGCGACAGGGCGAACACAGGAACGTCCAGTCCGAGGGCCAGCTCCTTCAACGCGCGGGATTGGTAGGTGACCATCTCCCTGAGTGAGGAGCCGGGCACGCCACGAGACGGGGCGAGGAGTTGCATGTGGTCGACAACGACGGCGCCGAGCTTCTTCTTGTGGTGGAGGGTGCGCGCGAGGGCGGCGACCTGTTCGACGGACATGCCGGCTTTGTCGCTGATGTGGATGGGCAGGGCTGCGATCTGGGCGGCGGCGCGGTTGAGGGTGTCGGCGATGTCGGCGGGTGCTGCCTCTGCCCTGGTCGTGTACTTCAGGGGGGCGCCTGTGGCTTGGGACAGGAGCCTGGGGAGCAGCTCGCGGGCCGGCATCTCCATGGACGTGTAGAGGACGTGCCGGCCGCCGCGGGCGGCGCATGCGGTGAGGTACAGGCCGTAGAGGGTTTTGCCGACTGCGGGTCGGGCGCCGATGACGTGGAGTCCTCCGTCGCGGTGCAGGCCGACGATGTCATTGACTGCGGCCCAGGGGGTGTGGACGCCGGTCGCTTTCTTGGCTGTGTACCACTGGTCGATGAGGGTCGGCATGGAGATGGTGTCTCCGTCGGGGGCGGTGCTGCCGATGCGGGACTGTGCCCAGGAGGCGACTTCGGCTGCGGTGGAGTCTCCTTGGAGGAGCTGTTCGGCGCGTGTGAGCACGTCGTGGACGTCGCGTTTGGCGGAGGCTTCCTGAACGAGACGGGCGTAGCGGTCCGCGTCTGCTGGGTTCAGGGACGCGTGCACGCAGTCGAGGATGTCTTTCCCGGTGGCCGGCTTGCGGACCTCGGCGAGAACGGAAGCGGGGGTGGGGGTTCTGCCCATTGCCCAGTGGTCGCGGATGATTCCCCAGATGGCGGCGTACCTGGTGTTGGCGATCATGTCTGGCGTCGTTGACCAGGTGGTATCTGTTTGTGCTTCGTTGCCTGCGAGGGCGGAGCCGATGAGGCATTGTTCAATGGTGGTGGTTTCCATTTGTGTGTTCTCCGAGTGGGTTCAGTTGTTGGTTGCGTTGTTCCACATGGCTGCGATGTTGGCCATGAGTTCGGGGGTGGCTTCCGCGTTGATGAGTTCGGGGTTGTCGACGCGCGGGTTGCCGAGGAGGTTGTCGGTGTCGGCTGGCGTGTGGGGCTGGTAGTTCTCCCAGTCGTGGTCTTCGAGCCAGCGGCGTGCGGTGCGGATGTATCGGGCGGGTGTTTCCCGTCGGCGGCATTGGTCTGCGTAGGCGCGTGCGCCGTCGGTGATTTCCCGGGCTGTGGCGTGCTGTCGGGCTTTCTGCCAGTCCCGGATGGTGGCTTTGCTGCCCGGGTAGACCTCGTTGAATTCGGCTCGTTCCTGGGCTTCCTGCGATTTCCGGGCCTGCTTCTTGGCTGCGGCCTTGTCGCGTTTGGCTCGCGCGCGGGCGATGTCGTCTTCGCGGACTCGGTCGGCGACCGGGGTGAGCGGCTTGTATGTGCGCTGTTCAGTGACTCGGTCGTGGCTGACGGCGCCTGCGGCTACGAGGCCGTCGTGGTTGAGGAGGGCGTCGAGGTGAATGGCGTATTCGTTGGCGCTGCCCGGGGCCTGGCGGCTTTCGATGATGCCGAGTTCGGCGAGGTGGTCGAGTGCCCGGGTGACCGTGGCACGCGACTGTCCGGAGCGTTGTTCGATGGCGGCCTTCGACGGGTAGATATGTTCGCAGTTCCACCAGGTGCAGAGTGCGGTGAGGGTGGCGATGTCTCCGCCTGTGAGGTCGTGACGCTTCCAGTAGGAGCGTATGTTGATGGCGCCGATGATCTGAGTGTTGTAGTACTCCGTGTTTGTCCTCGCGTTGTGTTGGTTGTTGTGTTCGCCGGCTTGTTGGTTGGGGCCCGGGGGGCTTCGTGGCTCTACCCGGGCCCCGCGCCGGCCTCCGGGGAACACAACACAAAAACCGTGAGGCCAGCTGATCAACCAACGGGTTAACCCTATCAGGTGCGGGCTGGCTGGTTGGCGCCTGGTCCACACCTGTCCGCCCCCTGGCGCCGGCGGTGTCGGGCTGGCGTGGACCTGGCCGGCCGCCGGCAGCGGGGGGTAGGGGGGTGTTTTTTCTCTTGGATAAGGTTTGGGGCTCAAAATGAGCCGCCCCCGTCGGCTCAAAATGAGCCGCCCTGGATCGTGACCAATGTCACCGCGGCATGGGTTGACCGGCGTGTCGACACGCCGTAGATTGATCCCGTCAGCCCGATCAGCCCCCCCGAGGAGGAACCAAATGAACACCACCGCCCAGCTCCCCAGTCAGGCAGCCACCGCCCTGGTCGCCTGGGTCGCCACCCTCAACATCGTCTGGGTTCTGGCCTCCGCCTTCGCCCTGGTCACCGGCCACGTCACAATGGTTGTCGTCCTCGGCTTCATCGTCGGCCTGCCGGTCGCCATCCGAGCCACCCGGTCCAGCAACCGCAGGAAGGCCATTCTCCGCCACGCTGCGGCCCGAACGGCCCCGGCCCAGTACCAGGCACCAGTCGCCCGCTGAAAGCCGCCCAGAAGCGCTCCTGCAGCTTCAGGAAGGAATGTCCCATGTACCTGTCGACCACCGCCCAGAACGACACCGCAGCCCTCATCGTCGAGTGGGTCCGCGCGAACACGATCGGTTACGGCGCCGTCGCCACCAAGGTCGGCCAGGCCGGCTATCCCGACGCCGCAGTCGTGGCCATCGCCGAGAACGGCAACACCGCCTGCACTGCGAAGGTCGCCGTCCACCACAACCGGATCGTGTACGTGTCGAAGCTCGGCGCCCACGTCTCCTACCCGATCACTTCCAAGGACGCCGGCCGGATCGTCGGAGGCTTCCTCTCTATCGAGGAGGATTAATGTTCCGCCGCAACAAGAGGGACCCGTGGACGATGTCCCTGGATGTCGCCAAGGAAATCGGCCGCCGCGGATTCTCTGCCGAAGCCAGGCCGGTCACCGTAAGGTCCGCCATAGAGGACGTCCAGAAATTCGCAATAGTGATTCCAGGGCGCGGCGTAGCGCTCATTAACAATGAATGCAACATCGTTGTCGCCTCCTCCAATAAACCACTTCCGCAGGCCCCGGTATTCGAATACAAGAATGTGGAAGCCGCCGCGGAAAACATCCTGAGAAGCCTGCCACTGCCATGAATATCCCCCAGAACACCGCAATGAAGAACCGATCCGAGTGCGCGAAAGCTGCCGCCGTCAGGTACAGGAAGCGTGTCGAGCGAGCCGAGATGGCCGACTGGAAACACGTCACCTATACCGACCCGGCCACCGGCCGCGCCCAGATAATCAACATCCGCCACAGCTGAAAGGAACCACCATTGTCGCCACTGTCCCAGTCCCGCCTCCTCGCACCGCTCCTCGAGGCGATCCGCAACTGCCTCGGCTACGGCGAGTACGCCGCCTTCCGACGCACCACCTACGGATCCCCCTACATCGAGGCCCGCACCGAGCGCGGCAACATGATCGCCAGCGTCTGCGAGGACGGCCTGTACGCGTTGGACGCCGCCGGCAGCAGGTACGCCTGCGATCCGAACGGCACTAAGGACGCCATCTACAACACGATCCGCAGGTCCCTCAACGCCGCCCGCGAGGAGTGGGCATGATCGGCCGTCACGCCGACGTCGCAGACCGGACCGCCATGGCCAAGGTCATCGCTGACATCTGCCTCCGCGACCACCCAGGCCCCGACTACCTCGTTGAGGCGCCCCTGACTGACAGCGAAGCCGCAACCCTGCACATTTACTTAGACGACCAAGACCTCCTGACCGTCCACGTCGGCCGGGCCGGAGTCACCATGTACGCCGGTCGATCAATCGTGGACATGCCATACCAATGCGACGCGCACCCCGCGGACGTAGCCAACCAACTCCTCGGCACAATGATGAAAGGAACGCTCCGATGATAGACCGCATCGAGCACGCAAAGATAGTCGCCCAGTCCTCGCTGATCCCCGCCGAGTACCGCGGGAAGCCCGCCGATATCGTGTGGGCTATGGACATCGGTGATGCCCTGGGCGTCCCGTACACGCAGGTGATGCAGTCGATGGTCGTGGCTCGCGGCAAGATGACGATGTCCGCCGACCTGATGGGCGCGGTCGTGCGCAGGGCCGGCCATAAGCTGCGTTTCCGCGAGGATGGTGACTCCGTTACCGCGACTCTGATCCGCGCCGACGACCCCGACTACGAGTTCGTCGCTACTTGGGACAAGGCGAAGGCGCAAGCTGCCGGCCTGTGGGGCAGCCGCGGCCCGTGGCAGCAGTACCCGATGCAGATGCTCCGCGCCCGCGCCACCACCGAGGTGTGCCGTCAGGGTGCGTCAGACGCCCTCGCGGGCACCGTCTACACGCCGGAGGAGCTGGAGCCCGCGGGCACGCAGAACACCCCCCAGAAGGCCGCACCGGACCGCACACAGCGGGACATGACCCGCACCATCCTCATGGACTACTCCCGCGAGACCGGCCGGGACGCCAACGAAGTGTGGCAGCTGGCGCAGGCTGCCGGTGCCAGCATGGACGACCCCGACTCCCTGTCCGCTGTCATCGACAAGTGGGAGTCAGGCGTCAACCCGGAGCCGCAGGAGGGATGGTGAGCCTCCAGGCTGTTACCCCGATCGGAGTGCAGCGGCGCATCCTGTCCCTCATGTGGATCGGTCACCCCGAGTCGCGAATCGCCGACATGGCCGGCGTGAAGCTGGAGTCAGTTCGGAAAGGCCGGTCGGGCGAGTACGTCCCCGAAGAGGACAGGCTTCTCATCGCGTGCGCCTGGTCCCGCAACCAATGCAACCCCGCCCCCGTAAACTACAGGTCGCAGGCCGCCCACAAGACAGCAGTTGCCTCCGGCGCCCACTCCCCGCTCGCATGGGACGAAGACGACATCGACAACTACCACGCCGAACCGCACGACCTGACGATGGGCCGAGACCGATCCCCATGGAACAGAAAGGAACACCCATGAAGATCACCATCCAAAAGACAGCGAACGTGCCCGACCCGGTACGGGCTCACAACACGGATGCCGGACTCGACCTGTACATCCCCGAAGGTCAGGGCTGCCTGGTTCGCCCGGGCGCCGTGTACACGATCGACCTCGGCGTCCGAGTCGCCATCACCGATGGCTACTACGGGCAGCTGACCCTGCGGTCCGCCGCCGGCAAGAAAGGACTCGCCATCCCTAACGGAGTCGGCATTATCGACTCCGGGTACCGCGGCAACGTCAAGCTCCTCGCTGTCGCGCTCGCTGAGCCGGTCCTTGTCGCCGCCGGGGAGCGGATCTGCCAGCTGGTCATCATGCCGCTGCCGGCCGTTGAGGTGGAGATCGGTGTTGTGGACGACGACACCGACCGCGGCACCGGCGGGTTCGGGTCCACCGGCGTCGGCGACATGGTCGGCGCCAGCGCCACCCCCAGATCATCGGCGGGCTCACCGCTGGACGGCTCATGGGGCAGCTGCAGGAGGCCGTTTTCCGGCACGGCAACGGCGACCCCGTGGTGGTGATCTCATGAGCGACAACGTGAACCACCCCGACCACTACACCTCCTCCGATCCAGAGTTCCTCTCCGTCGTCAGGCACCTCCTTCCCGGTGAGAGGCGGATCGTTGAGTGCCTTGTCGGCTCCGTGAGTAAGTCCGGAGAGGCAGCCAAGGAGGAGTTCCGCAAGGCAGTCCGGCAGGCGCGCCGCATCGCATGCGACGAGGAAGGGCGCTACGACCCGGGCGCTGTCGATGTTGCCATCGGCCACATCCTGGGCGTCATCGCCGCGTTCGCCCCCAGCGGCCCCGGCCTCTGGCGGGATGTTTTCGATGCCGCCTACCGCATCTCAGGCGAGTAGAGAAGAGATGCCAGTATGAACAACAAGAGGAGAAAGATGAACGACAGGATCTACCTCACAGTCGACGGTCTCATGCGCGAGATGCAGGAAATCGCCGACCGGTACGGCAACATTCCCGTTGCCACCTTCACCACGGCGAACGCTGACTACGAACAGGCCACTGTCCCGTTCGTCATGCACACCAGGAGAGAGCCCGTGCCCGGCGACTGGGACCTGTTCCACGTCGACCCTAACGGCGACCCCGTGGTGGTGATCTCATGAGCGACAACGTGAACCACCCCGACCACTACACGCGGTGGCCCGTCGAGGCCATCAACCTGACCGAACGGGAAACATTCCTGATCGGCAACATTCTGAAGTACGCGCTCCGCGCCGGCGTTAAAGATGGGGCCACGTACGGGGAGGACATGGCAAAAGCCTGCTGGTACGCACGCAGGCATGTCGGCAACATCGCCGGCCGCGACTCCTGGCAGGCAGGCCTCGACTCCCTACAGGCGCACTTCGCTGACGCGGTCGCCTACCTGTCCTCCCGGCGGGAGGACGTCACCGAGATGCGCGAATACCTGCGAGACCAGCTGGCCGCCGTCTACGACCAGGTCGAGAAGGAGGAATGCGAGGCATGGGACGCAACCTGAGGTCCGCGAAAGCCGCCGGGTCCCGGTTCGAACGGCTCATCGCAGACCACCTCAACGACCGGCTGTACGGCCTCCACGTCGACCGGCAAGTCAAGACCGGGGCGTGCGACTCCGGAGACATCGCCGGCGTCCACATCGCCGGTAGGCGCATCGCCATCGAATGCAAAAACGTTACCCGCATGGACTTGCCCACGTGGGTGCGGGAAGCGCATACTGAAGCCGGCAACATCGGTGCCGCCGCCGGCGTGGTCGTCCACAAGAGACACGGCAACGGCAAACCCGAAGACCAGTGGGTGACCATGACCGTCACCGACCTTGTCACCATCGTCAACCTGTTCAACGAAAGGAACACCAATAATGGCCGCTGAGATTATCGTTACGGGGACGCTCACCAGAGACCCGGAGATCAAGTACGCGCAGTCCGGCACTCCCATGCTGAAGCTTGCCCTGGCCGCCACCAGACGAGCTCAGAACCGGGACACGAAGCAGTGGGAAGACGACGGTGACCCTCTGTACATCGACGTCACGTTCTTCGGCGACCGGGAGAACTACCTCGGCGACATCCTCCACAAGGGCGACCAGGTGTCCGTGACCGGCGCGCTCGTCCGCCGCAACTGGGAGGCTGGCGACAAGTCTGGCGTTGCCCTCGAGGTCCGCTTCCCGAAGCTCCTCGGCTACGTCAAGAAGGCCGACAAGGCTGGCGGCGTGCAGGCGCTCGCCGCGGCCACGTCCAACACGTTCAACGTGCCGTTCTGACCGGCGTCACGGGTGGGGGGAAACCGGCCGGGAGTACCCCCACCCACCTCACTACACGTAGACCCTCATAAAACGAAAGGTACAAGCAAATGGCTCCATTCGAGATCGTGATCGCCTCGCAGCCGTCCTGCCAGCAGTGCCGCTCCTCGAAGCGGTACCTGACTAAGAACGCCACTCCGTACCTGGAGACGAAGTACAAGGACGACGACACCGCGCAGGCAATCGCTGCCGCCAACAACTACACGGCCGCGCCCGTCTGCTACGTGCTCGACAAGCGCAGCGGTGACACACTCGCCCATTGGGCCGGGTTCAACATGTTCAAGCTCCGCCAGTGGGTGAACAACTACAAGGAAGAGACCGGCAAGTGACCCCTTTGGACGAGGCAATCCTCGAGAACGACGCCCTGCCACAGCATCAGCGGCGCACCAACCAGGCCATCGCCGACGAGTACGGCACCTCGGAGGCGGCCGTCAGACGGCACAGGAAGGCCCTGAAGCGCCGCAGCGAGATGGGCAAGGGCGGCGTAGATGAGTACTTCGGCGTGCCCGTAGAGGCTATCACCGCCCGCGGGAAAACGGTGCGGCTGGCCGACGGATCCTACGAAAAGATCACGTACAAGCCTGGCGTGGCCGAGCGTAAGGAGGTGCAGGCGAGGCGGTTCGAAGACCTGGCGCCGATCTTCGCTGAGCCTGTCCCGTCCGCCGACGTCACGGACAGACAGTCCACTCTTGTGGTGGTCCTGTCAGACCTGCAGATCGGGAAGACCGACCGGGGGGGTGGCACCGAGGAAACCGTCCGCAGGGTCCGTTCCGCTGTCGCCCGGATAGCCGACCATGCGGCCGGCCGGTACCGGAAGGTTATTCTCGTGGACTGCGGCGACTCCACCGAAGGGTTCAGTAACACGGTCAGTCAGGCGCAGACCAACGATCTGCCGCTCACCTACCAGATCAGGACGGCGCAGGCGCTGATCGCTGACACGCTCCGGACGCTGGTGCCAGTCGCCCCGGAGGTCACCTACGTGGCAGTCCCGTCGAACCACTGCCAGGTCCGCACCGGGGTCGGACGCAGCAACAGGGCATCGTTCCCCGGAGATGACTACGGGCTGCTGATCGCTGACAACATCCGGCAGATCATTGCCGGCAGACCCGGCTACGAGCACGTCCAGTTTGAGACGCCAGAGAAGCGGCTTGAGTCGCTGACCGTGCGTGCCGCCGACGGGACAGTCATGGGGGTCACTCACGGGCATGCTGCCGGGGCGAAGAGCCGGGTTGTGGACTGGTTCCGGGGACAGGCGTTCGGCTGTACCGCCGGGATGCAGAACGCCAGGGTGCTGTTGCATGGCCACTGGCATTCCTTCTCAGTGCAGACAGTCGGAGATAACAGGCAGATCATTTGCGCGCCGACCGCCGACCCGGGGTCCAGTTGGTTCCAGAACGCTTCTGGCGACTCGTCTGCGCCGTCTCTGCTGACGTTCGAGCTGGGGCGTGGGACATCGGCCGGCTGGCGCCTCTGGTCGTGATGCTGCCGTCGCGGTAACGCGTTCCTGGTATGTGGCCCTGCGGCGCCGCCCATCCCGCCCCCCTTCGTCATTGCGGTGTCTGGGGGCGGGCCTTCATTGGGCGCCTGCCCGCCAACCCGAGTGTGTGCCAGGCGTCACAGCTACGGGGTTGCCCCCCGGGCGCCGCGAGAGTAGGGTCAGTCATGTTCGACCGACCGACCCGGGCGGGGGTGAAGCGCCGCAGCCACACCCCCTCCCCCCGAAAGGAACCATCAATGAAGTCATCCACCCTGGCTCGGATTGCCGCCTGGAACGTCATCGCCGACCAGGGGCTGCCCGCCGGCACCAAGGTCGTCGTCGAGGACGGATGGGTCACCATCCTCACCCGTGGCGGACAGCCAACCCGCATCCCCTACGGCCCCGCAGACTCCTCCGAGAGCCTCTACGGCGCCCTCAAAGCCGCAGTCCAGACAACCACCCAGGACGCCCACTGACAGGCCGTCAGAGGGCCTCCCGTAGCCTCGAAAGGAACCCCCAATAATGTACCCCCACCAGCCAACCAAGCCCACCCCCATCGAGGATGTCTCCGTTGGCAGCCTCATCATCCGGGAAGGCGCCGTCTGGAGGGTCGAGTCCAACCGAGCCACCCCCGGCCGGCCCGCCTACCGGACCCTCACTCTCCGAGGCGGGCACGCAGGCGCCCAGAAAGGCTCCTACGCCACCGCCCCCGTCGGCTCAATCGTCATCGTCCGCACCAACTGAAAGGAACCAACGCCATGCGCCACGCAGCAGCCCCCACCGCCCGCCCCAGGCCGTCCGGCAGGGCAGCCCAGCTCGCCCTCGGCGCCATCGCCTACGCCATCGCAGGCCTGTCTGCCGGCCTCATCACCCTCGGCTCCGCCATCGCCATCTGGGGCCTCTGGCAGTGGCTGGGGGTGAACTGACATGACCCCCGCAGGAGTCGTCAGCGAAGCTCTCACCATCCTTGACGCGTGCGGCCTCGACCGGACCAAGCTGAAAGTGGCGACCGGCCCCCGCGAAGCGGTCATCCGCAGGGGCCGGCGGCCGTCAGGGATCCGAGTGACTCTCGCCAGGCGCGGCGTCACCTGGCACGTGACCGGGGGTGGCGTCCACTGGAAAGGTGCCAGCCGGCACGCCGCCGCCACACAGATCGCTCACATCATCGAAACCGGCTGGAGGTGACGGCGGCGCAGGCGGCCGCTGCTCCGGGGCGATCAACCGAATCAACGCCACCCCCCACCGGATCAGCGCGGCCGCATACTCCTCCAGCTTGAACACCTGCACCCTGAGGCGGTGCGCTTCCTCTTCGGCGAGGTCGCGCGCCGCCTCAGCCGCATCCCTGGACTGCTCCAACGTCTCGACGCGACGGTTCAAGGAGTCGGCCATCCGCTCCAGAGCCTCAACCCGCCGGTCGGATGTGTGCTCCGCCTTCGCGAACAGCCAACCGATCCACGACGCTACGGAGGCAAGGGCCGCGCCGAGCAACTCGGCAGGCAACGGAGGGAGGTCGAGGTCATGCATGAGGCCAGTATGGGGCACCGGCACTGCGACGACACTCACGCCAACGGGGCGTACATCATCGGCATGACCCGCTTCCCGCCGCCGCCCGCGGGAATGTTCGCGACCACCGTCTTGTTCGGCCACACCTCAACGGTCGCCCCGTCAGACGTACCGTCCGTCTTCAACAGCGGGTAGCAGGTGCGCTGCGGCTTACTATCACCCAACACAGCGGGCGGGATCGTCGCGACCCGCTTCTGCCCAACAGACGGCAGCGTCACCGTGCCCCACTCCGACCGGGGCCCCACGCACAGTGCGTGGCCACTCAGGGACGCAATAAATACGTCCCCGGGAGTCATATCGCCTGGGAACGACGTCCACTCAGGCGCCGGCGGTGCAGGAGAAGCCCCGCCCGACCCCGTCGGCCGGCGGCCGTTCACCGCGTCGACCACCTGCAGCCACGCAGCGGCAGACTTCGGGCCGGTGTCCGGACGGACATCAAAGTCGCCGTACTGGCCGATGTTCCACAGGCCAACACCGTTCAGCCCAGACATGAACGCCACTTGCGCGAACGCGGCCAGCTTCGCGGCTTTCGCATCGTCCGACTTGTCGTTGAAGCCGACCTCCTCCAGGATGAACGGCTTCCCTGCCTGTGTGGCAATCTGGGTGAGGTTACGGAACGCATCGCCGGACGGGCTTTCGTACCCATGGGCGGTAAAG